CACCCGTCAGCGTCACGTTCGCCGTGCCCGTCGCGTTGATCTGGCCAGCCGCGCCTGTGGCCAAGACGCCAGTCAGGGAGACTGCCGCGCCGCCGGTCACAGTGACGCTGCCGACGTCGCCTGCGGCAGAGACGCCGGTCACATCGACATTTGCGATGCCAGACACGCCAGCTGTGCCGACCTCGCCCACCGCAGGAGAGCCGACAAGGTTGACTATGATGCCGCCAATTCCCCCTGCCTGACCGACCTCTCCGGTGGCGGAAACTCCGGTCACGGGCACGCTGACAGAGGTGGTCACAGAGGTGTAGGTGATGATGATCAGGCCGTTCGAGCCTGCGCTGGAGGTAACAGATGACGTCGTTCCGCTTCCGGAAGCAGAGATGCCGCCCGAACCCGCGCCGTAGTCCCCTGCGATCTCACCGGTAGCCGGAACGGTGATATTCAGGTAAGCACCGCCGCCCCCGCCGCCGCCAGAACCATAGCCGTCGCCGTATTCGAGGCCGTCTTCACCGCTGGCATATCCTGCGCCGCCATCGCCGCCGAGGCCCCTGTTGCCAGCGCCCCCTGCCGTCTGCCCAGTCGCGCTGGTGGAAACGCCGCTAAACCCCACCCCGCTACGTCCCGCAGCGCCGCCAGCGCCAGTTGCGCTTGTGGTTGCGACGGTGCTCGTGACGGCACCGCCAGAGCCGCCCGAAAACCTCACGTTCCCGACGCCGGACCCAGAAACACCGCCAGCGGCTGCGGGGACGGTGACAGTGGTGCTCAATGTTGCGCCGCCGCCAGAGCCGCCCTTTGCGAGAACCGTACTGGTGTTCACAAAATAGGTATCGCCGCCAGCGTTGCCAGCGCTGAACCCGTTCGCGCTGAGCGTGACGCCCGCACCACCTTGCCCGATGGAATAGCTTACCGTGCTCCCAGGCGTCAGGGACAGATTGAACCTTCTGGAGTACGCGCCGCCCCCGCCGCCGCCAGCTTTTGCGATTGTTCCGGTCGAGCGCGCTGCACCTCCAGAGCCGCCGCCGCCGATGACTTCGATGATATTGGCACTGTTGTTCCAGTCGTCCGGAACGGTCCACGACGAACCGGACGTCAAGAACAATGTGACGACGGTGCCGGTAAGTACCGGCCCTTCGTCGTCAGCGAGTGGGGCTGAGCTGAGAGGGTAGAACCCCAGCATTCAGATCACTCCTCCGGTGGAGGGGAGAAGGTCTCACCGTCATAGAGCCAGTCCGGCCCTACCTCTACGGGTGCAGTGATCCAGTCTGAAAGGTGTGTAGGCACATCCCAGACGAGGAAGGCCTCGACCACGACACCGTTCTCGACGCGAGCTTTGACGACGGGTTCGGTCACGTCCATGCTCCATAGAAGGTGTCGGCAGACAAGGTGGATCGGCGCTTGAAGATGATGTGCGAACCGCTCGTCACAACCGCAGCGGCTGCAGTGGCGAGGGTCACGGACGGGATCACGGTTCCGGCTGTCGTAACCCTGAACATACCTTCGATGCGCGCACCATATGTCGCGTTTGTGAGCGCAGTGACGGAGGGGCTTAGGGACGCAGAGCCGCTAAATGGAGCGCCCGACTGCGTGCCAACCGCAGTGCCGTCCTGCCCCGTGAGGTAGCTAAGAGCGTCAGAGCCGATGACGGCCGTCCCAGCGCCAAGGATGCTGAAACCAAGGTTTCCGCTGGTCGCAGACATGCCCGTGAGCGTGAAGCGCGCCTCGTAGGAGTAGACCCCGACACCGAGCGCCAGAGAGCCGTTCGCGGTCGCGTTGAACAGTCTCTGCGTAGCGGTCGTGCTGGTCAGCGTGTACGCTGACGAGAGCATCATCCAGTATTCTGGACCACCGAAGTCGTCCGCAATGGGGCTGATATAAACCACTGCGGAGCCGGACAGGTTCAGCAGGGAGCCGGTGCTGGACTGCACCAGCGTGCGGCTCAGGGTAGTTCCGGACGAGGTGTAGACCCCGTCCCCGATCTCCCAAGCCGTTCCGTCTTCGATGACGTAGCGAACAGTCTCGCCGTTTGCGACACCCGCAAATGCAAATGACTGAAAACCGGCCAGCGCGGAGCCAAGCGTGATGGTCCCCGTGCCCGTGGTGGCCGTGGTCATCTTTGCGCGGTTGGCTACGAGGGTCATCGGTCAGACCTCACGCGATGCGGATGATGGCGTTCGTCGCGTCGGCCGCCGGAAAGACGATGATGAAATCGCCGACCGTCGAGCTTTTGTCCGAGCCGAAGTCCAGCACCACCACCGTCGGGTCGGTGTAGGTGTGGGCGGGCGTCGTGTTGTAGATCAGAGCGCCGCGCGCCGTGATCGTCGCCGACGTGAAGGTCAGGTCCGCGAAATCCGTGAGCGCCGTCGTGCCCGACGTGGTGGGGTTGATGTTCGTCAGGTTTCCGCCACCCGCGCTGTACGAGCCGGAGTTCGGAACCTCGTTCGCCGAGGTGTAGGTGGTCGTCGCGGCCGTGAAGCTGGCCGAGTTGGTGTAGAGCGCCAGCTTGAAGGTGTCGCCACCCGAAGCGCGGAAGTCGTGGACACCCTCAAGCAGCTGTTGCTTGAAGGAGGTGCACATGAAGTTGCCGGTGAAAGCCATCAGAGCCTCCTGATCAGTTCAGCCAGTTCAGGATGCCCCGCATCCGTCAAGGCATTGTACACGGTTGTGCGGTCGGAAGCGATAGCCTGCTTCATGTAGTAGACCAGCACGACGCGCATTCTGTCCCTGAAGGCGCGCGCCTGCGCCGCGATCTCCGGAGGTGCCGTGTCCGAAACCGAGATCAGCTTGGCAAGCGCCAGATCGGCGACCTCTTCCGGCGTCATCCCGCGACCGTTCGTCGAGATGACGGAAACCTGCGGGACGCCGGTGGCGATGGGTGACGTCAGTGCCATACCAGCCCTCAGTTCGTGTCGACCCAGAGGTCGTTGATGGCAGGACTGGAGGGCGCGGTTGGGCCGACGTGCAGGTTCACGGCTGCAGCCGTGCCAGCGCCGTCGATGTCTGCCAGCGGGATTTGCGGGATGCCGACCAGTGGCACGGTGCCAGCGCCGAACACATAGCCCGTCAGGCTCTGCGTTCCCGTTCCGCCCTGCTGGACGGTGATCGCGGTCCCGAAGACGGAGGACTGGACGTACGATCCAATCTGCGCGGCGGTCACGCGGACGGAGGTGCCGGACTGGACAGCCTCGAACTGCTCGGAGCCGGACAGGCTGACCGCAACTGGAAGGTTCGGGATTTGGACGTTCGACATCAGATCGGACCTGTCTCTGGGACTGTCGTGTTACCATATGGCAGACCGGCATCGGTTTCCAGCGGCGGCGTCTGGGCCGCAGGGTCCGTGCCGGGCTCTTGGTTCAGGCTGCCGTCGGCAAAGCCAGTCTGCTGCGTGACGCGGTTGTTGTCGTTCTGCGTGATGCGGAAGTCGCCATCCGGAACCTGAATGCCGGTTCTGGCATCCGTCGTGCTTCCCTGCGTGGTGCGGAAGTTTGTCTCGGCCGTGGCGAACAGCTCCGGCCTTGGGTTCATGATCGGCGGCGGGTCGCCAGGCAGCACCAAGCTGCGGAGCTGCGGCTGCATGTTGTCCAAGCAGGACCGGCACACCAGAATGCGCTTGTTGATCGTGGTCGCGCCAGCCCAGTCGTACTGCCACTGCAGGTCGACGTGGTTGTACCGGCCGCCGCAGCGGTCGCAGATCGCGTGCGCCTGCGGGTTCCTTGCCGATGTTCTGGCGCGTCCTGCGATTGAACCGTAGGCCATTAGCGGAAGTACCCCCCGATCAGCGGCGACATGTAGACGTTCGACGTCTCGATGTTCTGGTCAGCGGCGATCTGGTAGCTCTCGTCAGCCTGCGCCTTCAGGCCGACCGCGATCTCCGGCTTCCAGATGCGCGCGAGGCGGTACGCGAGGCCATCGGCGAAGGCCTCCAGCCAGAGGTACGGGATTTCGACCTGAAAGTTTCCGGCCGTCTCGGCGTCCTGAATTCGGCGCACGCGATAGTACCGCAGCACCGTGGTCGACTGGCCATCCGGCACCGGCCAGAGGGTGATCTTCGGCGACAGGAGGCGGTCGAACCAGTAGGTGGTCGGTGCCCCTTGGATCGTCTTTGTCGAGTACGATGCGTACTCGGAGCGGCTGATCGGCATGATCGGTCGGTCGATGGGCGGCGAGTTCCCGCTGACATAGCGGCCGTAGACGTCGAGGATCACGACGGTGTTCGCATCAACCGGATATTCGGCCTGCCCCTCGACCAGAGGCACCTCGACCAGATCGACGGCCCACAGGTTCACGCCTTGGTTCGACCATCTGGACAGCATCATGTTCGACGCCATCCGCGCAGCCTCCATGTGCTCCTGCAGGAGGGAGGCGGGCCGGATGCCGACGTTCATGTAGGCGTAGATCGTGATCTCGCCCAAGCCTGGGTTGAAGTCGTACGTTCCTGTCGTGGCCATCACAGGCTCCATCGTCCAATGTCAGCGCCACCACACAGTACCCCTTGACGGTCACCGGTGTCGAGGGTTCAGGTCAGCAGTCCCACGCGCGGAGGCTCTTGTTGATCCTGCTGTTCGGGTCTCTGGCGGTCTTCTCGCTGGTCAGCTTCGACTTCATGCCCGACATGCGGGCGCAGAACGAAGCCTTCCGACCGGCGTCCTTCTCGTTCTTCGGGTTCGGGGCGGGCGGCTTCAGGTTGGACCCCTGCGCCTTCGCAGAGGCCCTGCCCTTGGCGTTCAGGCCGCCCTTGGGGTCTTGCCCCTCCTTGCGGGTCCACGCGGGGGACTTCGCCATCAGCGCACCCCAGCCTGCACCAGATTGGCGGTGACCGTGCCGCTGCCGGAGGTGATGTTCACCGAGACGGCATGGCAGGGGATGGTCAGGGAGCCGACCGTCGACGCGGAGAGCGCGGAGAAGCCGGTGGCCGCAGCCCACGTCGTCGGCGTTGCCGTCATCGGGTCATCCATCGAGATTTCGATGTTGAACGTCGCGGTGCCGGAGACCGTGATCACAAGGCCGATATTGAACGGGTTCTGGAAGCTGTCAGCCGCATAGATCGAGCTGCGGCCGGTCCCAGTTTTCGTGAGGATGATCGGGGTCATGTACGTCTCCAGAGGTGGAGAAGGGGCTTTTCAGCCCCTTCCTTCAGTACTTCGCCTTGGCCGCAGCCGCCGACATCAGGGGCATCCCGTGGACGCCCTGACCGCCGGTGACGGTCTTGTTGGCGTCCGCCTTGTGCGGGGCATTGTTGCCGCCCTTGATCGTGCCGGTCTTCACCGTCTTGTTCACGCTCATGGCGGGCTTCTTGTTACCGACGCGCATGGATGTCTCTCCCCTTACGGCAGGTCGTGGGCTTGGATGTAGCGCACGGTCAGGGTGCCGACGCCGGTTCCGGTGTTGGCCGACTTGACCCAGATGCGCTTGTCGACGGTCCCCGTGTCATCCCAGTTCGCGGCGCGGGTCGCATCCGAGCCAGGCGTCAGGCCGGTGATGCCGACGGGGATGCTGGTCAGGGCGACCAGCTCGGTGGCGGTGGAGGTGGTACCCACGCTCATGGTCGTCGCAGCGCCGCTCCACGCGGCCGTCGCCAGCGCTTGGATGTTCAGGATGTGGCTGTTCGCGGGCAGCACGATCTGGGTGCCGAGCGCGGTGGCCGTGTCCGCCTGCGTGATCGGAACAACCTGCACCATGACGACCGAGCCGACGTTCTTCACGTCTTGGCCCAGCGTGGTGCCGGAGGTGTTCAGGATGTTGCCAGCGCGGATGGGGCCGGTGAAGGTTGTCTTTCCCATTCCATGGTCCTTTGCACGTTACGCCGCACTGTCTGTGCATGGTCCGTCGGGCGCGGTCAGAGCGGCAGGATGCCCTTGCGGAAGGGGGGCCGCGAGGCCCCCCTGCCTTGTCAGATTACGACGGGAACGACCCGAAGATCGAACGCCAGTTGTAGTAGCCGAACGAGTAGCGCTCGTAGCCCTTCACCAGCAGGTTGTCCGTCACGAAGTCCACCTGCATGTCCGTCTCGAACTTGACGCGCTCCATGTAGGAGAGGCCGTCGATGTTCGTCAGCAGGAACCACGCCGATGCCGAGGTCAGGAAGTCGTTGACCATGTAGCCTTCGGGCAGGCCGCCAGCGGTCGACATGATCGCGTTCACGTCGTTGTCGGCGGTGCCGGGCCGCAGTTCCGTCTTCGTCAGGCGGATGGCGACCGGTTCCAGCTGCGGGGGGACGACCAGCTTGCGGCCACGGGCGAAGACCTTCAGGCCTGCCTGATCGCGGAAGTTGGTCCGGATCGAGATCATGCCGTTCAGCAGGGTCGCCTCGTTCAGCTCCGCGTCCGTCGCGGGACGGTTCGCCACCGTGCCACCGTCGATGGGGTGGTTGGTCGCAATCAGAGCCACGCCGTCACCGCCGACCGAGCCGTTGTAGGTCGTGGCGGTGTTCAGCACGTTCGCGCCGTAGATTTCCTTGGTCTGCTGGAAGCTCTCGATCAGGCCAAGGTTCGACGGGGCGAACTGGGTCTTGTAGAGGTTGTCGTCGATGGCCTTGCGCGTGATCGCGTAGCCGAGGCCGATCTCGACGTGCTCTTGGTTGTAGATGAAGCGTTCGCCAGCGTTGTTGTCGAATGCGGTCTGGCCGCCTTCGGTCTTCAGCTGGGCATAGCCGAGGAAGCGCATCTCAGCGGTGCGCTCCAGAGCCATCTTCGAATTGTGCTTCGTGAAGATTTTGTCGTACTGAGACGGGATCATCTCGTACTTGCCTTCAACACCACGGAGGCCGGGGAGCAGAAGGTCTTTGATGGCACTCAGATTGACAGCCATTGCTTATGCTCCTCAGATACCCGTCAGCTGCTTGGTGCTGACGTTGTTGAAGGCCACGATGACGTAGTTATACGCCCCCGCTTCGGTGCCGTTCACGCCGGGCGGATCGACATCCAGCGACACGATGCGGAAGGGCAGCGTGGCCGTGGTCTGGACGGTCGACATGTCGACGGAAGCACCAGAGATGCCGGTCGCGGTGTTGCCGGTGCCAATGGCGAAGTTCACGTTCGCATTGATGTCGGCAGCGGTCGCGCCCGTCGCGCCCGTCTGGGCGACGAACTTGGCGTTCGGATCGTTGACGATGTAGCCCTC